CAGAAGTACGAACCTGATGGATCAATCACCATCATGGACTACAAAGTCTGTTCATCTTGGGCCGTCATGAATGACAAGCCCGAATGGGAAAGGCAGTTGAACTGCTACGCCTACCTTGTGCAGAAGTGCAAGGACAAGCCTGTTAACGATCTACGCATTGTCGCCATTGTCAGAGACTGGTCTCGGCGACAAGCTCAATATTCTGCTGGCTACCCCGAAGCCAATATCCAAGTAATCGATGTGCCTTCATGGACGTTTGAGGAAAGACAAGATTACATTGGCAAGCGCATCACAGCGCATCAGGGTTGTCAGCAGAACTTAGACTTCACTGACCCGCTCCCTCTCTGTACGGACTCAGAGCGTTGGGCTAAGCCTGCGAAGTGGGCGGTCATGAAGAAGGGCCGCAAGTCTGCGGTCAAACTGTTTGATAGTGAGCGGGAAGCCTCGCTCTTTATCAATAACCAAGAAGGTGCAAATGCACTTTTTATCGAGCATCGCCCCGGAGAATTTACTCGGTGCAGTCAAAATTTCTGTGGCGTCGCTCAATTCTGTGATCAATATAAGGAGACGAGCAATGGCTAATGCTGTTGAGAAACTCATCAATGATGAGTTAAAGAGCATCGATGAGATGCTAACCATTCATGCGTATCACAAGCAGGTCCTTCAGAGCCTGATGGAAAAGATCAACCTTGAGACAGGTAAGATCGAGCGTAGCATTGACACCCTTCCTATCACTGTCAGGGCGGTAAACTGCCTGAAAAGTGAGGGCATCAACACTGTTGAGCAACTGTTATCAATGACTGAGGTAGAACTAATGAAGATACCTCTCCTTGGAAAGTTATCTCTTAAATCAATCAGGAATGCTCTTGCGGAGTCCGGCCTAACCATAGGCCAGTCAAGGAGATACCATGCCAACAAGAAGTAAGTCAGTTTGGGAGACCCTGTCTACGATTGACTGCTCTGGTCACACAGAGAAGAAGAACGGCTTCACCTACCTCGCATGGAGTTGGGCTTGGGAAACGCTGAAGAAGCATTACCCAACCGCTCGGTTCCAGAAGAGTCCTGTTGAGTACCTGCAGGATGGTACAGCCATCATCTCTGTGCGTGTATGGATTGATGACATTGAGGATGTGACTGAGGTGTTCCCAGTCATTGACTATAAGAACAATGCAATCAATAACCCAAACGCATTCCAAATCAATACAGCATATCAACGCTGTTTGGTTAAGTGCCTTGCGTACATGGGCCTAGGTATGTACATCTACCACGGGCAGGAAAGCAATCCGGATGCACCTGTGTCTTACACAGTGCAGGATGACAAAGGCAAGAAGGATACGGTCGAAGACCTATCCATGGTTGCCGAAATTCTTATCACCTTCATTAAAGGGAATGATAAGTCGCTCGACAGCTTGCGTCAGTACTGGGCGATTAACAAGCAACCCATCGAGCAACTGGAGAACCTCGATCCCGACAACTACAAGCGGGTATACGAAGCGTTCACTAATAAAGCCAACGGTCTGAAAGAAAAGGAGACGAACTAATGGCTGAATTTAAACCACGCGGTGCTTTGTTCACCAACAACCGTAAAGAGAAGGAGACTCATCCTGACCTGCGCGGTGAGCTTGAGATATCTCAGGAGCTTATCAATCTGATGCAAGGTCAGATTAATTCGGGCCAACAATTCGGAAAGGTCGAGCTTGTTGCTTGGACCAAGCACGGAGAGAAGGCCGGTAAGTATCTGTCGATTCAGGCGAACAAGCCTTATGTTAAGCCAGAAGGTGCAAGTGCACCATCTGCTCCACAAGGCCAGTCGTTCACACCGACACCTCCGGCAGATGACAAGATACCGTTCTAAGTCATACCTCAAGAGCCTGCGGGGCAAGCCTTGCCTTGTCTGCGGGTTCGTGAGTGAGGCACATCACTTAACATTCGCTGAGCCTAATGCGATGGGAATGAAGGTTGGAGACAACTGGTGCGTGCCTCTATGCCACACTCACCACATGGAGCTTCATGCCTTTGGGGATGAGCGACTGTGGTGGGCACTGCAGGGGATCGAACCAATCCCTATAGCTGAAAAATTATTTGAGGAGCATTGCTCATGACTGGTTTTACAATTGAAGAAAGCTTTGGCGCCAACACTGTACGGTATGACATTCACAAGAACGGAAAGCATTCCGGAGCTGTGACTGCATACATCAACGGTGATCCTGTCATAGAAGAACTGAACTTCACAACAGCCCAAGAGCTATCATCTGCGATCAGCAGGGCACAGGTTGCTGTGCTTGCACGATCAAATGTGGATGCAAGTATCACTGCTATGGAGACAGAGCCTTCACAGGACTTTGTTAAATACGCCGTAGATAATCTACGCAGACTTGCAACGGGGATGAAGTGATGCATAGCTACGAAGTCGTAATGAACATGGACTTCACCAAGACAGCGTACATCAAAGCTGAAAGTCCAGAGGAAGCAAGGTTGCTTGCTGAAGAAAGGGAGCGCAATCACCAGAAGACTCTTCTAAAGAGTGGGTACTCAATCGGAGATGTGGACATTATCCAAGTCGAAGAGTGCGTACATCCAAACTTAAAGAAGAGGGCTGATAAGGTTGCTCGAGTGCAACACGCCTTTCGAGAAAGGGAACGGATATACCATGCCGGAGATTGATGCTGTTCACTTTGAGGGCATTAAGATATCGATGACCCAATCATCAGATGGCATCGTGCTCAAGCTCGCTGTTCATCCAGATGACTGCCCCGCCAGTCTCATGACCGACTGGGTAGGGTCTCGGTACATGGTGGCCATGGCAAAGATTGATGAGCATGAAAGGGTTGTCTCTGATAAGGAGTCCATCGATAGGCTCAAGGCCTCATGTGGTGCTCTGTGTCGGAACGAAAAGTTTCAGGCATGGTTGCTACTACATTCTGGTCTTGAGGTGAATGAAGCGAATGCGGTTAGTGTATTGAAGGAGCAACTAGGTATTAGTTCGCGCTCTGAATTTGACACGAATCAGAATGCCAGAGCCGCATTCAATGATATGAGAGAGGAGTTTCAAGTATGGCTGAAAAACTCGGCACGCTAGAAACCATCGCCGGTGAAGAAGTCATGACTGCAAAGCAAGTGTGTGCGCTCTTGAACATAAGCAGGACCACGTTACACAACAAGCTAAAAGGGGATGAGTCATTCCCCAAAGCAGTTGCGATTACACCGGGAAAACAACGATGGAAAGTGCGAGATGTAGAAAGTTGGTTGAACGAAAAGATGGGGGTAAAGGTTGAATAATCTGCTGAGAAAGGCAGATACGGTAATCAATGGGGCCCGACAGAGTCAGTACGGTAACCCCATTGACAACCACCGTAGGATTGCCGCTATCTGGGAAGTCATTACTGGGCGCGAGTACACGCCGCAAGAAGTGGCCGCAATGATGATCGGAGTCAAGCTTGCAAGGCTTGCAAACAAAATGGGGCATGAAGATACATGGATGGATATCGCAGGCTACGCCGCACTAGGATGGGAGATGAGTGATGTTAATCAACCTAAGTAGAAAGGACATGCATGCCTCGCTGATGATGGGTAACGACACTGTTGCTATCTGTCGGGCGCTTGGATTTACTCCAAGAAAAGAGGTTATGGGTGGGCTTTCTAGAGAAGAGCAGAACGTAATTGGATTTAAGGCTGAGTTTGCAGTGGCTCGGGCTTTCGGTTTGCACCCTCCGGTCATGTCTATTATCTCTGACTACGGAGTTGATCTCTGGTGGAACGACATAGCTATTGATGTAAAGTCAACAACAAAAGATTATTTAATATTCGATACGTTAAAGCAGTTCAAAGCTGACGTTGCAATATTGACATCGCCTGTTGAAGATAGCGCGGTAGATATAATTGGATGGGTCAGCAGAGATCAGTTCTTAGCTGAGCATGGAACCAAAGACTTCGGTTACGGGATACGTTGTGTGATGCACAAAGACGAGCTACAGCCTATCAGTGATATCAAGGCTCAGCTTGGCTTTCCAAAAAGTGCAATTGAACTTAATCAAAGTATCCCGACTGCTTAGCCGCCTTGACAACCTTTCTGGTTGTCTCTGCTTTAAGTTTCCTCAGACGTAAGAGCTCTTCCTTCTTCTGGGAGGAGCTCATGTTTGGATCTCTTCTGATTGCGTCCATTGCTTTATTGATTGTCGTGAGCTGTCTGGAAACTCCATTGAAGTATGTTCTGAACCCAACGGCTTTACCTTTCTCTCCAAGCAACGCATCAATCTCTGCTCGGTTACCTGCTGTCGCGGCGTCTCTGATTGCAGTGTACGTCTGGTCTACGTCACGCTTCAGCGCATAGAAATCTGACACAAAGCGAGAGGCTCCAGTGCCGTCTTCACGAATGAATCTGCTGAGGCCAGTGATGCTAGTCAACGAATCAACAAACGGGTTGCCAAACACTCCATCAGGTTTCTCAGGGATGACACCAGTTGCACTGGCGATCACATCAGTCGTTGCAATTAAGCTACTACCAATTGTCCCTGTGTAGCCTTCGATTATCTGCTGTATCTCAACAGGAGACAGGCCGATCATTGCCCCGCCGTTACGCGATAACCATTTATACAACTCTGGGGTTGAGCTGTAGGCACGCATTTCCGTAGGCATTCTCTGCAAAGAGATGCCTTCAATGGGGGCGCCACGGAATGAGTCATAGTTAGCAAGCACTTCAAGCACTGGCAGTGCACCCTGCGGGACAGGGTTAAATGCAAACGTGCTTAACAAAATATGACCTGTCGCTGTTGCCAAATCAGAACCATCCTGCTGTCTGATTGCATCCACAGTCATAACAGGTAAGGTGCCAAAAATTGCACCGACTTCAAACGCCTTTGGAATACGGAGCTTATAGTCGCCAATGTAAATGATGTCGTTAGTCACCTTCTCAATGACTGTCTCGTTATCCCAGCGGTCCTCGTCTTGCATTGCAAGGAGCGCCATCGCCATCGATCCTGCTGTGACTAACAGCCCTCGGCCTGCCATCTCCATGAGTGCCTGCTGTCTCACAGACCCCGGCATATTTGGATCCTCTGCCATCTTGTACAGGCCTTGAATTCGGGCGTTTAAGAATGGCACCATTGGAATTAAATAGTTCACAAGTGCTGACATGACTGGACTACCGCCAGCACCACGGCGCCCAAAGTTAATCAGGTTGAGTCCTTGGAAGACAGCTTCTTTCTCACTCATGCCGTTTTCCATCATCTTCCGCATGATGACAATCCGTTCTGCCATCTCAGACGCTTCACCCGTTTTCTCAAGTGCTTGAACGCCCTGCATGAACCGATCTTGGATCTGTTGCATGACAGGTCCGCCGCCATCGTTAAGGCGGTAGCCACGCTTTATATTCTTAGCAAGCGACTCAGAGTCTGCACCGTAAAGGAATCCACCCATGCCAGACACAAGCTTGAACCGTTCAACATCCTTGTTGTCTGTATATACGTCACGGATTGCTTGAATCGTTCTATCGAAACGATGCGGCTCAATGCCTGTCTTTACATAGGCATCGATCTTACCTCGCCACAGGTTTGCCAACTGGAATCCGGGGCTCAGTGTTACACCAGAGCGCAAGACACCTGCGATCTGCTCCATGCCTTTGACCCACCCCTCCTTCTGCTTCTGTGTCAAACCAGAAACAGCGGACCATAACGCAGGATCATCGATCTTATACCTAACCTTCTCGCCGTTCTTGTAGAACGTGATCATTTGTCCAGCCTCACCTTCGACAGCCTTGCGCCCCCAAGTCTTAGGACCGCCCATCTTCTCAGCTTGGTCTAATGCGTCAGCAGTCTTCTGCATCGCATGGTTCTTCAGTGAAGCAGAAATAATTAGTGATGCGTTGCGAGTAATGTTCTCGTACATGTCACCTAACTTAATCGTTCCACCCTCGAGCTCTTTCTCAAACACGTTAGGATCTGTCAGTGACGCATGGGCTTTAGCCGCCATAGACTTAGAGAACTCAGAGACCCCCTCTGGTGCCTCGGCATAGCGATAATAAGGAACGTAGTCCATGTCCATGAATACATCACCCTGTTCTTTGGTGATAAGCCCTGAGTCAATACCCATCTGCACCATGCGTTGGTTGAATAGACTGTAGTTCTCATGCACTGTCTTGAAGAACGGGTACTTACGCTCAAAGTCTGCAACAGTACGCATTGCGTCTTGTGTTGCTAGGTTCTTAAAGCCTTTACGTCCCTGCTGGGCCAGTTTAATTTCGCGCTTGGCAATTGCGTAAGCGTAGTATTCACGCTCGTAACGCTCCCCAATTGGCTCAAAGATTTGACGCAGTCCCATGTTATCCGGAGCATCAATGACAGAGATCGTACCTGTGTCCTTTTCGAACTGCATGGCACCCAACTCTGAAAGACCCCAGATGCGGCCAGTCATGTTTTGAGAGAGTTCCATGGCACGACCGACACTGTTCGCAGGATCGGAGATCTCACCGTTGACATAGTTGTCGAGCATATATCCGGGTATGAATCTGTTGATTGCGTTTCTCGTAAACGCTTCCCATCGTGTCTCACCCTCTACTCTTCCAAGTACAGCTCTGTCAAATATCTTGCCGATCGGATTTGTTTCAGGCTCGGTCTGGATTAAGCGGTCAACAATCTCATCGAGGTCAAACCCGGAAGGTGCAGTTGCACTAAATCTCTTGGAGTACTTACTTGCCGCTTCGTCTTGCTTGGCTACAGCTTCTTCGTAGTTCAGCGCATACTCACCTTGATCAGGCTTGTATTCTGTGGCGATTGGATTGTAGGCCATGAACACAACGTCGGGCTCACCCATGTTGTACTTGCTAAACAGCTCTTTGTCCCAGTTGTCTGGCGCCTGCTTCTCGTCCCAGACCAACCTAGTGATTGGTTTGAATCCATTGTTGGCATAGAAGTATGGGAGGACAGTATCAAATGCATCAAGCTTTCGCCCGCCTTGCTCGATTGCCAATCGCAAAAATCCATTAGAGACGTTCTTTAACCCATTGCCCGGAGTGTTGAACACACTGACAATGTCGTTACCTTTTAACGCAAACCCAGCAGTGCCGTCAGCGACAGTGAATAAACGCATGTCGTTGTAGCCTGTTTCTTTTTCTGTTGTCTGTACTGGGTAAACGTAGACAGCGGCGCCGAACGGGTTAGCTTCGCTTGCCGCTCGGATTGCTGTTTCAAATTCTTGAGCCGCCTGAGGAGACTGGGCTAGCTCATATACTGTAGGAGTGGATATATTTCCTTCTGCATAAGTAGGAATGTATTGATTATTAACATCGAATGAACGAACTACATCGAGTCCTCGTACAGTAGTGCCTCCTCCTGTGACATTCCAAACTTGTCCATTAACTCCTGCACGGTTGGCGACAAGCCTTGCTGACTGTCCTGCTGTGTATCTCTTGGAGTAGCGAGTGGCTCCAGTGATAGGATCAACGCTTCCAACTTGTCCTTCGGCACCTGATCTATCATACCCTCGTCTGACTGCTGTATCGGCGCGTGCTTCTTCGATCTTTGCATCTGGTATTCCTCTTTGTTTCGCGGCATAGATGGCCGCATCAACGTAATCATTATCTTCGCCACGGCCCGGCTTCACACCAAGTGCCCTGAACAAACGCTTCTCAGGGTACCATAGCAAGGCTTGGAAGTCTGCTGTATTTATATCCAGTCCCTGCTCAGACAGCAACTGCTTCGCACGATTCACAGTTTCAATCATGAACTGTTTTTCTGTGCCGTTTCTTGGAGCCGCTACTGGAGTATCTTCGAGTGACTCGGAGTGAAGCTTAACAAGCTTAAAAAAGTTTGGCTTCTCTGGATTGACGCCGTTCTGTTTCTTGTAGTTTGCAAAGTATCTTTCCCACCGCTTGTCAATTGCTGTTGCCAGTTCGTCAACTTTACTGTTGGATTTGACTTGACTTGGCGCGGCGCCAATTAGAGACAACGCCTCCTTGATAACTTGACGTTCAACTTCGGTCGTTGGGTTCTTGAGTTCTTGGCGTATTGCATCCCTGCGCTCAGCCATCTTTGCTTTCGTTGGCTTCGTCTTAAACGGATCATTAGTCATCCGATTCCACATCCGCATCCACCACAGGTCTGCTGTCAGTGGCTCAAAGTTACCGCGAATGTTTTGGTAGAACCCTTGACCGATCTTCGGCCCAAGCAATCGACTACCGTATACCTTAGCGCCAACAAGATCGCCTGCGGGAACCTTAATCTTAGTGCCAAAGGTTTTATTGAACTCTTCTACTGTGTCGCGCAGTTTCTTAAAATCAAACTCTGAATCCAAGAACTGCGGTAAAGAAAGTGCAACCGCACCTTTTTCGTACAGCTTGTTGTATGTGTTAAAGAATGACCATGCGGCACGCATTGCCCCTGAGCGCTCACCACCTGACTTCCATTCTTTTTCTGGGAAGCGACCCGTGCGTAGGTAGTAATCAAATGCATCAAGTGCCAGAGGGAAGTTATCAATGACCGCTTGGCCATTCGATGTCACGGCAAGTGCGTAATCGAATGCCGCCTCGTGCTCTGCTGTATCAAAAGCTCGCGGCTCAATGACTGAAAGGATACGCTTTGCTTCGTTGATCTTGTCGTCATACCACCCGATGGCATTGTTATCAAACTCCAACGCCTTGAGTGCTTCGGTCGCCATCTTGCGAGCAATGATCTCTTTGTTCTCTTCGTTATACTCAAGAGGTTCAGTATTACCAGTGACGCTAACATAGCGATCGTACATCTCTTTAACGGCTTGGGCAACTGTTCTAGACCCCGGCTTTCTTTCGCTGATGTTTCTTGCAGACGGATAGATTGGGATAATTGTTTCGTCTAGGTTAATGTTGAATGGGTTTTCCATGGCTCGACGTGAATACATCATGCGGG